ACATAGATTGTCCCGCTGTAGAAATTGTCATTGTCGTATGTGTATTTCATGCTCGGTTAAGTATCCATCGTACTTGCGTGGGGACTGTGAGGTAGGTAAAAGTGCTTGATACGTTTGTAATGATGTAGTGCCGCAGAAAAATAAAAACCCGATTATCGTCTGTGGTCGTAGACCCGCCAACTGAGTAACGTCTGTTTACAACGACTTCAGCAACAACAGTGATATTAAACTGCCCATCCCCGCCAGAATAGTTAGACTCGGACAAAGGCTGAGCACTGCAAGAAAACGGCTGTCTAAGGATGACGGCTAGAGGGAACGCCGAAAAATAATCGTCAGTTACGTTTGTTGGGACTACACGGTTAATATTGACAATCTGAGATGTTCCAACTGGAAGGGGGGTATCGATATAGTAGCCGCCCTCACCGTCGTTCATATAAGTACTGGTATAACCCAACAATGTCTGAGATGGCAGGGTAAGAACTCCGCTTTCCAAAACGTTACGACGGGCGACGTTCATGCTGTCAGCAGTCAGCGTAGATGCTGTAACAGCTCCAGAAAAACTACCAGTCGCACCAGACAGAGCGCCACTAAAAGTACCAGTAGCACCAGACAACGCACCGCTGAACGTACCAGACGCACCAGTCAGATCACCCTTGAACGTGGCGTTACCTGCATTGTCCAGAGCAAAAGTTGTTAAACCGTTCTTAGTTCCAACTATACCCGTGCTGCCGATGTAGAAACCATTGAAGCCGGGTTGGCCGTTCAGCGCAGGGTTGCCTACAGTGATTGCGGATGCTGCGTTTAGCGTCACAGGGCCAGTCAGAATCTGAGCACCCGACCTTGCAAGTTTAGCGTCAGCAGCGGATTGAGCTGCAGCGGCGGCAGAGGCAGCGGAGTTAGCAGTAGACTGAGCAGTTGAAGCTGCAGAGGCAGCGTTGTTGGCTGTGTTTTGTGCAGTAGAAGCCGCAGAAACGGCGGTATTCGCCGTACCTTGAGCCGTAGAAGCCGCTGCAACGGCAGAATTTGCCGTTGAGTTAGCCGTGTTGGCTGTTGAGTTAGCATTGTTAGCCGTATTGACAACAGTAGAAGCAGTGGTTCCAGCGATCGAACCTGTGACATCACCAGAAAAAGAACTGGCTCCAACAGAGGAACCCGCAGACAGAATCACTGTGCCATCAGCCGCACGGATAGACAGACCGTTTGAATTAATCTGAGACGCAACCAACTGGCCACGGATGGAGGCAGCACCAAACTCAGCGGAACCACTACCATCGATCTTCCAGCCAGCGGAGCCGTTGACATAATTTGCAGATTGAATGTACTGACCAACGCTAATCGAACCGGCTCTGATTTTGTCAGCAGACAGATTAGCAATCTTGGCGTTGTCCACCGCGAGGTTGGCGATCTTAGCGTTCGTGATTGTGCCGTTCTGGATGTAGCCATCCGTCATGTAGACACCGACAGGAACTTCCACGCCATTGATTGTGGTGGCTGTAGTGCGGACGATGAACGGCATGGTGGGGCTAATCCCCGGGCCGCTTGGGCTTGCAATATAGAACGAATCAGCACGAACAGCAAAGGTACTTGTAGCCGCAGCGTCGTTGGCCGTAGAAGCCAGACCAAAGCCAGAGACATACCCGTTTAGGTCAACCTTGACTGTGTATCTACCCTCTAGCGCAGTACCGCTAGCCTTGGTGAAGTAGTTAGCCTGCAACGCCGCAGTTGTTGTGTAATTGTTCAGCGTACTGGTTGAGACAAGCGTAGACGTAGCAGAACTGATTGCCGAGTCCGTGGCCGTCTTGGTGTAGTAGTTTGTTGTCAGCGTGGCGTTAGTAGGGTAATTACCTAGTGTTGTAGCTAAGCCACTAGTAGACACAAGATTGGTCGTCGCAGAACTAATCGCACTGTCAGCCTGAGTCTTGGTGTAGTAGTTGGTTGTCAGCGCAGCAGTGGTTGTATAACTACCAAGAGCGGTGTTCAGAGCGGTCGTCGATACCAAGTTAGATGTCGCCGCACTAATTGCAGAATCCGCACCTGTCTTGGTGTAGTACAACGAGTTAAGGGTAGCCGTGTTGGTATATGCACTGAGCGCAGTATTTAACGCAGTCGTGGAAACCAAGTTCTGAGTCGCTTGGCTAATAGCCGAGTCTGCGGCTGTCTTGGTGTAGTAGTTGGCAGTCAGTGTCGCCGTGTTGGTGTACGCGGTTAAAGCCGTGTTTAGCGCAGTCGTAGAAACTAAAAACTGCGTAGCCGAGCTGATTGCAGAATCTGTCGCTGTCTTTGTGTAATAGTCCGCCACCAAGCCTGCAGTAGTAGTGTAGTTACCAAGGGCTGTGTTTAGCGCCGTTGTGGAAACCAGCGTGCTCGTTGCAGAGCTAATGGCTGAATCAGTTGCAGCTTTAGTGTAGTAGTTCGTCAGCAAAGTCGAGCGAGTCGCTGGCAGGCCAGTTGTAGCGTCATTGACTTGGGCGCTTAGTGTTTGACGAAGAGTCGACTCAGCGCTTAAATCGCTAACAACAGTTGCAATCTGAGTCGTATGTGCAGCAACAACCTGACCGAGTGATGTGTAGTCACCGACCTTTGTCCAGTAAGTTGTGTTGGTTGGCAGGTTGCCAGTTGTCGTCTGGGTGGCTTGATAAATCGCACCGTTGTATGTGACTAGATCGTTTGCCGCATAGGTCGTTGTGTTGGAATACGCAGGAGTATTCTGAATGTCGTTGACCTGTGCTTGCACCGCGCCAACGCGAGCATTGACTGATCCGGGGACACTGGCTGCGGCATCAATTAAATCAATGCGAGAGCTCAGGTCGGTGTAAAGCTGTGCGGCTGTAAGTTCCCCAGTTAGGGCTTCGAGAAGCTTTGCCACATCTTGGCCGGTCGTGACTACAAGACCGTTGGTTCCGCCAGCGGGAGATGCGCTCAAAACGCCATCAATAGACTCCCACTTAATCCACAAGTGCCACTCGGTGGCTGGGTTTGTAGAGTAAGACGTAACCGCGCCAGAAAACTGGGTAATCTCAACAGCATCTGCAAAGACGGGCTGAGGCGCACTACCTGCACGAGTAGCGCCATAAATACGAGACAATCTGTGACCATGGCCTTGTGAGTAGACTGGGTCATCGCACTCAATGATGATGTTTGAAATCGCAGCGGTAGCCGTAAACCCAGTAGGTGTAGGCGGCGGTGTTAAATCAGGAACATATGCATCGGTAATCGATGGGCCAGCAATAAGTGGAGCAGAACCGCCACCGAACTTAAAGTTGCTAAGAGACGCAAAGCCAGAGTCAACCAAGTCACGAATCGTGATACCACGGTCAAGCGGGTCGCCCTGCTTGCCTAAATAGGTCATCAGGGTTTCGCGAACGCGAGAGCCAAAGTTACTGGCGCTGTCGCTTGGGATGTCGTTTCTCATAGCTGTTTGAGTTCCTCAACAGATGTCGCGATAGCCACGTCTTGCACGGGGTTTGTACCCTCGAGCTCAATCTGGAATTCAAATGCGCGGTAGCCGCTAGGCAATCTAAATGGATTGCGGTCTGCAACAGTCTGCGTGTGCTTGAGCACACCATCAGCATATAAGCGGAATGTCACTGGGTAGGCGTTGGCTACCACCACAGCGGCTGCAAAGTTAATCGGTGAACCCTGACGGAATGGCTTGCTACGTGAGCGATAGGTCAGCGATGTACCAGTATCCCACTTGCCAATGTTTGTACCTGTTAATACATACAGCTGGTCTTTCAGACTGTCGAAGTACATAGCTTCGTAGCCGACGTCCAAGAAAAAGATACCGCCGCCATTGGGGTCGATGATGAAGCCTTTGCGGCCAGAGCCGTCGTCGTAGCTTCCTAAGTATAAACCCTCATACATCTTACCGATGATGCTGCTTGGAACCAGAGCTTGCCAGTCTTCGCGAAGCATGATGCCGTTAGTAATAACACGAGCGCCGCCCGAGCCGTACCAGCATAGGCCGTCTTCGGAAGCCCAAGCCACACCGGAGCCCATACTGACAATAGAACGCGCTGACACACAAGCTTGCTGCATTTCAAAGGGTTGCTGATCCATACCGTCAGGGGTTGAGCCCTGCACGATTAATGGGCGACCGGTTGTCAGTACCAGCATAGTCTGCCCAAACACACCTAAGCCAACAGGTTTGCTGTCTGGCGGAATGATCTCGTAGTTTGCAGGCCAAGCGTATGGCGTATAGGGCTCGCAGATGCGTACCGAGTTACCCGAGATACCACTCATCATTCCATTCCACATCGCTGTGAGGTTTGACAGAGTTGGCTCAGTAATACTCGTCGCGCCACCAGTTGGAATCCCGGGGGCTGGGAACCATAAGTTAGTCGCTAGGTTTTCGCCAAGAGCGCGATTGTCATCAGTGGTTGAGGACGTAGCAAGTGCAATCTCGCGCAGGAAGTAAAAGTCTGTACCAGTCGAGCTACCCTGTGTGCGATAGATGCGTATCGTGGCAATGTCGTAGTTACCCGATGGCACAGAACTAAAGCCAGAAATAGCAGTCGAGCCTAGGTTGTCCCGGGTGACTAGGGCGCTCACAGGTGACGGCGCAGACTCCCAGCCAAGGCTGTTAACGTAGGTGTAGACGTAGTAGTAATACTCAATGACTGGGGATGTCGCACCAGAGTTCGTACCCGACACTGTAGGAGCGCCAGCTGGAGCGGGGATGCCCATAGGACGGCTAGCTGTAGGGTATGGTGCTGTGGCCAAGCCGATCACGTTGTTAGTGAACTTGGGAGCGCCGTCGCCGGTGTAGTATGTCTGTTCGGTTGTATCAGCAGCATCAAAGCCACGCACCACATTTACAGCAGTTGTCCAACTTAACCAATACTGAGCGTCGGAGTCTACATCACGACCCATGCGGTAAATGGTTTGACGGCCAGAAGGAACTGTAGCTACGGTTGCTGGGGATTTCCAAGCACGCAAGTCGCCACGCCCGGGCTTTTGATTGCGGGAGACGACACCTACTGTGTCAGGCAACATAACGGGGTTGATTGCTCGGTTCTCACCGGCAAAGCCCCCATAGCGAATAACGGCCATAGCTCACTCCTATATGCCTAGATTGTAGTGTTAACCACCCAAAACAGCTAGGGCCTGATTGATGTGTTTGATGCGATCGTCAAGGCCGATTGTGCCGCCGTTGATACGTTTCGTCATGGTCACAAAGTCGCGGCCATCAGCGTGCTGATTAATCTTGTGTGTCTGCCAAAACCAACCCGCTGTTTGAGCGGCGTACTTGGGAGTGCGCACGAGTTCAGGCTCCATCACAAAGTCCACACCCAACGCTTTGCCTGCGTGGTAGAAGTTGCTATGACCGGTCAACTGGAGAAATCCGGAGCCGCGGAACCGCCAACCATCCCCAGAAGCCTCGTCACGGTTTCCCATACGGTTACTGTAAATGCGATTGGCAATACGCTTAGGCTGCTTTTCGTAAGCCGCAGCTTCCTCTGGTGTGAAGCCCCATGCACGTTTAGGCGTCTTGGGGAACAGCTTCAAAAGCGTAGCAGCTCTGTAGTTCAGGTTCTCTTCCATGATCTTGAAGTTGCCGCACTCGTGCCCGCACTGACCAATCCAGCTAGCTTGCTGCAAAGGTGTGAGGATGCCAAACCGCTCGAAGGTTTCGTTGAACGCATCGGCCAACGTGGGGTCGATGTGCATTTGTTTGAGTTGGTCACTTGTTACCATTTAAGAGATTCCTTACGTCGTTGTATGCGTCGATGCACGCATTCAGTTGTGCAGTGTTCTTGTCGCCCTGAGCCACTATTTCTGCGATGGCTTGGAGGGTTGCTCGCTCGGCATCAGAAGCTTCGTTAGTCGGTCTGTCAGGTTCACTTCTTGTTTCTGGGCTATTTGCGGGGGCAGGGGCGGGACTTGCGGGGGCTTGTACGCAACTTGGGGTGGGGAGGCGCACCCGGCCAGCAGCAATGAGGCGATTAAGATCAGTTTGCTTTTGATTGACAACATTTGTAGTCTCCTGAAGTTTAGTGGCAGTAGTGTTGATCTGTTCAGTCAGCTTTTGCTCGGTCTGACGAGCTTCCTCATTCTTCTTGGCAATTTCTGCCTGCATCTCTGCATCCCGTTTGTTCCAGCCTTTGTCATAGCCAAAAAAGTACGTGCCGACGAACAACACTATGACAGCGAGAACTGCGTACACCCAGCGGGGAAGAGATAGCAAAAACATAATCAGGTCTCCTTACGGGCAGCTGCAATTTCAGCACGGTCGTCGTCGGGCTCCATGTGCTCTGGAGGCGTTGTTGGGGGAGGCCCGGGAGTCCACGACTCGTCAAGGTCTGGGTTCTTGTAGCCCATCCAGTTGAAGTTAGGCATGATCGATGAAGCCGCGGGTGGGGAGATCACCGTTGCCTGCACAGGTACTGGTGTGCTAGAGGTTGTCGTCGTAACCGTCGTTGTAGGAGGATGGGGAGCCATAGCCTGAGCGGCAGCGCCTACAGCGCGTTTACTCATCACACCGCCAATACCACCTACTATCAACAACACAATGTCGTTCAGCATCTTCGTGTAAGCCTGATCGATGGGAGCCATCGACTTAATTGGCTGTGTGACGAACGTCACTGAATACAGAAGCGCCACGACAATGAAGCACAGGATGCAGGTGACTGCAACCACCACAAAGCCCCAGATTCGGACTTCGATATCTTCAGCGGTTAGGGGCTGCTTCTGGAGCTGGTTGAGCTGGCTGGTTTGTTGCATTGATTTGCTTCTCCAAGATTGGGGCTACAAGGTATTCGGGGCACTGCTGTGTGAACAAGCACTTGGGCTTCTGACATTGTGCAGCATGGAAGTTGTCAGGGTTCTGGCAGTAATAGCGGTACCGGTCTTCACAGCCGGTCAGCATCAACGCCGCAAAAATAAAAATATACTTCATACCATGACGTCCACAGAGTTGGGTCTAGCCCATTGGTTGCGCACTTGTTGCAGTTTGTGATTCTGCTCGTTTTGATGGTTCAGGCGGTGCAGCTCCTGCAGATTCTTCTGCTGAATTATGCGGTATGTTTCCAACAAAATCTTGGCGTTGGCTTGGTAAGGAGTGACTCTCATAACCCAATCTTCCCCAATAGAAGGTTAACAATCTTGTCTGACAGGTCATCTGGCAAAAAGCGTAGGAAGCCAAGGAACCACCACGCTGCGCAGCCGTAGCAGAACACCTTGCAGAACATGTCGAACTGCTTTTGATACTCGTTCATAGCTCATCTGCCGCAGCGCTTAGTGGTGTTGCAAAACTCCACCATTTCATAGATGCCGATGAACAACAAAAATAACAGGAACGCAATCGCACCAATCGCAACGGCCCACTCTTGCATCTCAGCGTCTTTTTCTTTTTGTTTCTTCTCAGCGGCTTTCATAGCCGCTATTTCTTTGGCGTCGTCTCTGTCCATCTCAGCTTGACGGGCTTTGATTTTGTTCCACACGTCAATCTTGCCGGTCTGCATGAACAGCATTTTGAGCTCCTCCTCGAAGGCACGAGCTTGCTCAAGGGCCATCTCAATTTGCAGGGCGGTGCCCATGTTGGAGCCTTTGCCGGAGCGCTTAGCTTCAAGCATTGCCTTAGTCGCGGTGGACTTGGCATCGAACATCTTGCCGATCATCGGCGCGAGCGAACCTAGGTCATTGGCTACTTTCGCAGCCTTCTTGACCATGCTAATAGCCGACTGTATGCCAGCTAGGGCTGTTACGGGATCAATCATTTTTTCTCAACTTTTTTCCATTCAAGGCATATTACCTTGCGGTTGTACACGTCCCCAGACCATGTCCACCGGACACAGCGGTATTCCGTGTTTAAGCTGAAAACCAAGAGAGTCGCCGCTAGCCAATTCATGGCGGCCTCCGTATTTAGGTTCGGCTAAACAGGCGGGAAAGGGCAGTTTTAATGGAGTTGAAAAAGCTACCGCGAGTGGGTTCTGCGTTTTTCACTTCGGGTTCTGGGGTCACAGGAAGCTCAACGGGCAGCGTAACAGATTCGGGTTGCACAACCGTTACTGTTTTTTGCTTGGGTTTCTTTGTTGTAGCCATACAACAATCCTATTACTTATCTTGCTTGGAGTCAAGCTTGTCGAAGATTTGGCGAAGGATGTCTTTGATCTCTTTGATGTCGGCTTTGTAGTCATCCTTCTGGACGTAGTCCTTCAGAATTTGTTCGCGCATGGCAGACACATCGTCCTCCAATTTCTGGATTTTGCGAGTGACCTGATTGAATACAAACACGGCCAAGAACGCGGCAATGGCCACGACGAAGTTAAAGATTTGTTGATTGTCCATGGTGTGTTCTTAGAAAATAATTTCAGGGTAGAGTTCAATGCCGGTCTTAGTTGCCACAATGTTAGAACCAGCGCTATTGGAGGAAATTTCAACAGTGTATGTACGGTAACCCCCGCCATTTGCTGTTCTTGATACACCAAAATACAAAGTACTTGAGATTTGGTGCCAAACTCCTCTTGCGCTACCGTATACGGTCTGACCGGCACCAGAACTAGCAGTTTCAGTGAATCTTACCCAATAGCTTGATCCAATTCCAGTGGTGGTAGGCGATGCCCAGTTACCCGCACTTTGAGTACCGTCATTGCTGGTGCCCGCTTGGATGGTTCCATTACTGTTAAAAATCAGTTCAGCGAAAGCGGTATTACCCGGATATGCAGTGCCGAAAACACCCGTTAAACCTGCTAAAGAAATTGTAATAGCCGATTTACCCCAACCATCGCTCATGCTGATGGTCGTTCCGCTACCGGTTTTCTGAAACAGTGACCGCACCGCCGAATCGTTCATGTCGATCGTGGCTGTAGCCGACCGCCCCAACTCAGTGTTTACCTGAGACAGGGATATGGAATTACCGGAGGCGGGCAGCGTCATGGATTAGGGGGCTGGTGTAGCGGGAGTCTCAACCACTGGAGCCCAAGGCAGAGGAGTCTCGGCAATGGGGGTTTCCTTCTCGGCGATCTGCTTTGCGATTACGCCGTTGACATGATTTTCATAACTACCAACGACGACGTCTTGAATCCAACCCAGAACCATTGCTTCGGTCAGTTCAGCAAGGGGGACAAACGTAGAACCCTCTGGCATGGTTGTTGTCGTGAACGGTGTTGCACCAGAGAATTCACCCGTGTTGCCGTTTTCGTCTGTACCGGTCTTTTTCCAGTATGTCTGAACGACGGCGTTTTCGTTGCTGCCTTCTGTGCGGGTTTTGAGGCTTGTGACAGCCCATGTGTAAGTAATGGCCATGGTTAATCTCCAATGAGTTTGTTGATAAGGGATTCTAACTGGGCTACGCGATTTCGTAAGTCTACGACCTCTTTGGCTAATTCTACGGCGGAAGCTAGTGCGGCATTGCCATAAGCAACAGACAAAGTCTGCATTTCGTCTTCAGCCGTCATAACTGCCTGTGGGAGCAATTTTTGGAACGATTGAGCGGAGACACCGACTTGGGTTACATTTTCTTGCCCTGCACGGTCGTAGATACCGACTTTGACTTGAGCCAAACGGGTAACGTAATCCGCTGGCATATTACGCCAGTTTGTTTTTAAGCGTTCATCAGAGTATGCGGTGACGTTGCCGAAAGCAAGAAAGTTTCCGCTAGTATCAATACCTGCAACAGTGCGACCCGCTGCTTCAGAATAAAAATGAAAATTTGCAGTGCCAACTAAATCGACTGATACCCTTTTACCAACATACCAACCACTACCTGATCCTCCGTTATAGCGAACCATAGCTTCATAGCCATTGCCGGGGTTCAAATACAAGTACTTGTGCGAAGGGCCTGTAAGTTGCAGCTCCCAAAGGTTAGACATAGCATTTGGATCGCAGTAATAGGTCGTGTTGTCGCTATCATAAAAGATTGGCGCGCGCATGCTTTGATTTGCAAGTGCGAAACTGCCGCCTTCGTTGATACTGAAAATCTGTGTGCCAGTAGTAATTTCATGGAAACGAAAACCGCCATACGCTGAATGTGCGTAGAACCTTTGGCCTGTGTACCATCTAATATCTAGTTTTGTGTAATTACCACCATAGTTCTGCATGTTGGTGCCGATGTAGTAATTATCAGGAGAATCGGCAACGCTGGAGCCAAAATACAGTTTGCCAATTGAAGCTGCGGCGTAAGCGTATGGATTTCCAGTGTAACCAATTGTTAGGTTTACTAGATGTGAAGTACTGTCGGGGTTTACAAAAAACGAAGTGTTGTTGCTGTCGTAAAAAATTGGTGCTCGCCAATCTTCAGTTGCAAGACCGGTGCCACCCAAATGTAAATTGTACGCAGGAGAACTTCCGTAGTTAATCCCCGTGTTGTTCCCATAAAAAACAAGTCTGTGGATTGCTGTAACGTTATCATATGCAGCGTAAAAGCGTCCATCGCCTACACCCATTGAATACCAAGCACCGGCACCAGCATTACCACGAATGTTAACTACACCATAGTTTGATCCGTAAACTGTTATTTGTTTAGTACCAGAAGCGTCACCCCAAGCAGAATTAACTGGACTATTAGTACCAATTCCTATGCTGCCTGCAAGAATTGCAGAGATGCTTGAATTTGGGTCTAAGTAATAGCTTGTGTCGTTGTAGTCGTAGAAAATTGGCGAGCGCATTGAACTATACGCATACGCTATGTTTCCGGAAATAATGTCGCCATTGTTCTGGTCGAAACGTATTTTTTCGTAAGCTGTGCGGTTTCCAGAAAACCTGCTTGGCACAGTAAAACTGCGAAAATTTCCAGCAGAGGTTTCAGCAGTTACACAAAAATAATTATTGGGATTGTCATGGTACAAACCCCATCCTGCGTTTGGTTCATAATCTACAAAAAGCCCAGTCCAACCTTCAGCAGTCACTTGTTGAATTGCAATAGACGAACCTGCCGAACCTGTACCACTGGAGTTAACTAACACCCCTGCGTAATAATGTGTTCTTGCGTCAACAGAACCCGAAAAAACAGCAGAAGTAGCGGCTGTGGGGTCTATATAACGTGCAGTGTCATTGCTGTCGTAGAAAATTGGTGCTCGGAAACTTCCCGCAGCTTCTACGTATCCGTTGTAACTTCGTTGTTGCCAGCTATCGCTAACACGCACTTCCCAGTAATTAGAAAATCCGAGTATGGATGTATTAGGTGTTCCGGAAATTCCAGAAGCACCGAAAGCAATTACAGATGCGCTATTTGGCGCATTAAACAGACGGATGTTTTCGTTATAATTGTTAGAGTTTGTGCCGTTATTGATCCAAATAGAACCGTTGCTAAAGGTGCCTCGGGGTAGGTTTACGTTTCCAACATGGTCAATTGACATTGAAGTCTTTGAACCCGTTGCAAAGGAATCGGTCGTACCAAAATACATCTTGGTGCCGTACGAACCAGATGATTGAACGTAGATACCTGCCTGCGCATTAGTTCCCGACCAACCCCACGTAATACCCTGCGCATTATCAGTAGAACTAGACCCAGAAAAAGCAATGCCATACGTTGCTAAACCGGGCGTTGTAGTGTTAATCGCCGCTACATAATTTGTTTGAATTCCTGTGGCTGTTGTGGCGCTAACAGAAGTAGAAGAGCCACTTGTGCTGTCTGAAATACGCGCAGAGTCCACACGAACACCGTAAGAGGTGCTGCCGTTCCACCCCATTAAAGTGGGAAGCGTAGGAGACCAAGCATTGGCCGCATTGGTGTTGCTTACCGCTCCGCCGCTCGGTGTTGTGCCAGCAGAAGCATCAAAAATAACGTGGCTGTTGCTGTAGTTCTTCCACGCAAGCAAGCCAACTACGTTGTTGATAACGCCTGTGCCAACCCAGTTGGATTGGCCGCTAGACAGAGCTGTTGCTGTAGCAGCATTCCCACTAATAGAAATGCCCCAAGTGCCTGAAGCGTTTGACTGCACGGCACTAGTAAAATGAGCAATGCTTGATTTACGATAAAAATTGTCGCTGCCTTGGGTTGTAATTACTTGTACGACAGGAGCGTTTTCACTGTTGCCAGTATTGCTGTTGATGTAATTAAAGTATGAATAGCCGTTGCCATCCCTAGTTGGAATAGTGTTCGCACCTACTGCGTCTTGGGCTGGTTTATTTCCCAAATTGTTAGAGTTAGAGGCCGTAGTAGCCGTAGTAGCCGTAGTAGCCGTAGCAGCATTTCCAGTAACATTAATCCCCCAAGTTCCGCTTGCGCCTGTACCTGTTAATGTTGGGGCGTAGGAGTTGTAGTTGCCAGAGTGAATGACCTCTTTCCAGTCGTTTTGGAATCCGAGGTTATTACCCGTACGGAACCAAAGTTGCTTGGTTGAGTTAGTAGAGTTGTGGTTAATGTCCGCGGCAATTTGCAATGAAAGAACAGAAGCGCTGTCTGGTTGCCCGCCAAAGTTGTAGACAGAACCGTAAGACATTCCGGATGGGGTACCTGTCCATGCGCCAACTGTGCTGTAGTTATAGGCGCGACCAAGTCCTTGCCCATTCATACTACCAACGTCTCCAGCGTAAGCCGACGTCATTGTGTTTGAATAGTATGCAGTACCAGAAATACTGATACCCCAAGTACCAGAAGCACCGCCGCCTGTTAATGTTGGGCTATAACTGTTGTAGTTGCCTGCATGAAGGACTGTATTACCGCCAAACGTAATACCTGTTTTAGTAACTTGTGCGCTAGAAGTCCAAGTGTATGCCCCGTCTAGGCTGTAGTAGCCAATATCAAGCAAAGTAGATACGTTAGTATCACCCGCAATAATTGGCGACGCAGAGGTTGACGCCATGCCAATACCAGTCCACAAATTACCGGTCTCATAAATTCCAATAATTCTCTTGGCATTTGGAAGGCTGGCACCCCAAGAGATGCGACCTATTAAATTACCACCAGCCAAAGGCAAATAAGTACTAGCCGCTGATGCAGAAGTCAAATAGCCTGACAACGCAGAGCTCGTGATATAACCACTTGGGTTGCTATTGTTGTATGGTGTAAATCCAAGAGCAGTTGTCACCATGCCGGAGGTAATACCGGTGATGTAGCCCGATGGGTTGCTGCTGTTGTAAGGCGTGTAACCCAGAGCCGTTGTGACTTGCGTCGATGTGATGCCGGTCAGGTAGCCGTTAGGGTTTGTGCTGTTATAGGGTGTGAAACCCAAAGCAGTCGTAACATCAGCAGACGACAAAGTGATTGCGCCTGTGCGGGTGTTAAAACTTGTCACACCGCCAACGATGTTAATGACACCAGTGGCTGAGTCGTATGAGCCCGCACCAGTAACAGAGATCGCGCCGCGAGCGCCTGCGGCAGTAACAAACCCGCTAGGATTCGTTGCGTTATATGGGGTAAACCCTAACGCTGTAGTGACGTCACTGGATGTAATACCAGTGATATAGCCAGCGGGATTTGTAGCGTTGTATGGGGTAAATCCTAATGCTGTTGTAATATTACCACTAGTCAGCGCAGCCCACGAGGTTGACGTGGCATCCGTTGTCAGAAACTTACCTGCGTTGCCTGCCTGCGATGGCAAGAAGCTGGCTTTAACTGCGGCGGTCAGGGACGTCCGAACAGTGTCAACGCTCAAGTACTGAGGATGGTCGTCGTCAGACAAACCGGACAAGTTACCGTGGTCAGTTATCAGTGAAGCTGCAACACCTGCCGCAGCGATCGAACGGATGTCGGTGATCGAAACTAAGCTGGCTTTTACAGCGTTACTGAAGCTGTCAGCACACTGAAAAACGAGTCTGTACAGCGGACGGAATTCCACTGAAGGGAAACCGGGAAGTTGCAATGATGTAAAGTCAACAGCTTCGGCAGCGCTCTGCAAATCACTTTCAGCTTGGCCGATGATTGCAATAACTGGGTATGTCAGGTTGTTCGTCGCCAGAATCCATGATGTGGCGTACTTGTTGTTTGCGACGTCGGCTGTTGACCAAACGCCACCAGACAATGCGTTGTATTGAGGACGAGCAGTACCTTGCTTAAGTGGGTAGTCAGTCGGTGCGTCGATGACCCAGCCTGTGCCGGACAAATACAACACTGGAATGCGAGCAGGGCTCAGAAGGTCTTGTTCCCACGTACCGGCTGTTGGTGTGTTGGTTGCCGTGACGATGATCTTCATGTCCTCGTCAAAGAACGTACCGCCCTCAAGCGTCAGTTGTGCGTGAGCGTTGGAAGTACCGTTACCACCAAGGGTGTAGCCGCTTGCACCGAAGCCGCTAGCTAGGGCCGCGCCGCGTGTGCGGTGTAGGTATTCGTGAGTCTGCCAGTCAAGGACAACGCCGTGACGCTCGTCACCAAAGTATGGGCAAGTGCCGGTAGCCGCGTTCCAATAAACGTACGCCGTTGGAGCTTCTACAGAGAACGTGAAGTAGCCAGCTTTTGCAGCAAGAACGCCGTTTGCGTCGTAATAAATCGAGTACATCCCCGATGTATTGGGGATTGTAACGGTCTGCGCAGAGCTGACAACAACCTTCTTGCCTTTGCACCAAACTGTAAAGCTAGTGCTTACAGGTGCAATCGTGAACGTACGGGTCGATGCGTTGAAGCTGATCGTGGATGTTGTACGGTCTTCATGGCCCATGGGTTCGCCGGTAACACCGGCTACTTCCGCTAGATTGGTGAAGTTTGCGTCGACTTCGTTATTTGTAAGAGGCGAGCCCTTACCCGCTCGGGTAACAATATCAACCATACAACACTACTCCAAAATTTAGCTAACTGTGATCGCCCATGTAATGCTCATGGCGTCATCTGCGCCTTTGTTGACAACAGCAAACACGGTACGGCATAGCATTGTGCCAGCAGAAGCGTCGTTGAATACACCAGCCTCAACCACAGCGCCTGTACCTGTACCAGCCGGGAAGCTAGCAACATAGGTCACAACAGCGCCAGAGGAAGTGGCAGAAGTCAGGGCGACGCGACCAAGAGACGCGCCAAGGGTTGTGTCGGAATTCGAAGCAGCGGTGCTGCTAGAACCGATAGCCATATGGCTCATCGCCGTAGGCGTGCCGACAATGCGGGAAGCAATGTGCGTTTTACCTGTTCCCACAACAAGATTTTTGATCTCGCGGCGGTCTTTAATTTGGCCGTCTGAGCCGGTGATTTCGACGACTACGTCGCCAGTAACTTTGAGTTGGTCGTTTAGCATGGGAGCTCCTATGAAAATGTTCGGGATTCACCGACGTAGTCTTCTGCGAAGTATGACAGATCGCAGTAACTTTGGGAAGTCAAACTGCCACTGCTGGCCAAAGATACCGAGTCGGCTTTGTTCGCATCCCAAGCCCTCGTGCTAGTGTCAGAAGTGAAGACAACGTTCGTAATGTACTTAACGGTCTGGTACGTCACACCGTCCACCAAATCGGCGGTGTCGTTCATCGCGAAGCCGTCAGTAATGACTCGGCCAATCGTCTTCAGGAACGTTTCCGATGTAGCGACAGAGTTTGTCAAACCCTTCGCAACTGATTTTACATTGGAGTCCGTGTGACTGAGGCTGTCAGTCAAACCTTTTTGTGTCAGTAATCTCGGGGTGTCAGGGACGGTTAGAGTCTCAAAGTTACCCTTTGTCAGATGTGTCGTCGCAAAGTCTGTGCTGCCAAACGAGCTAGACACAGGCCGTTGAAACGTAAATGACGAAGCGTCTGTAAACCCAAAAGAGGTCGCCAATGGACGGGCAAAGGTGTAGCTAAGCGCATCTACCGGCGTAGTCGTATCTGTGAAATTACGAATGTACTCAAGCGTGCGGATGATGAAGTCCGGCAAAGACACACTGTCAGTGTAGGCAAGTTGCGTGTCGATGCTTGCAATGTAGTCCGTTTGGCCAAACGTATCAGTCAGGGCTTTCTGCGTCGTTCTAAACGATGCGTCAGCTACAAAGACTTCATTGGCAAAGTACTGGAACCGACCAGACGTATCAAGGTACGCCGCGGGCACCATAACGATGTAGTTCAGGTTAGCCGCAGGTACTATCACCGTCACCGATGCACCAGCAACGACAACAGAAGTAGCAGCAGCTAAAAGTGCAGCCGAAGTCTCGGCTACAGGCGCTACGATGACGACGCTTGCCCTTGCTCTTGTAATAGCCGTGGAGGCCGCTAGAGCAGTTTTGACAACCGTCACGCCCATTAGAAGTCCTCGCGCAGCTTAAACTTCAACAAGTCGTAAACAGTTTGGATTGTTCCGTCAACAAATGTGATCTGGATTTCGCCCTCATAGTCACCGGCTTCCCCGGCAAGCATCTCAGGGGCAGAAGCAGGATAGAACGCAACTTGGCCGTTAGCACCGTCAGTTATTGAACCAGTCACTGTAGACGTCAGCGTAGTTGAGCCAACTGCTCGAAATTTAAGCAGCACAGTAGCGCCAGTGAGCGCAATCGCATTGCCTGTGATTTCATCGGTGATGTTGCAGACTAGCGCAGGTTTGGTGTCGCCCTGTACGAGTTTAATTTTCTCGGCCATGTGTCACCTCAGATTTTAGGCGCTACGCCTGTTGTACCAGCCATCTCAGTTGTCAATGCAGCTTGGAATGCTGCGTAGTGAGCCTGTGCGCGTTGAGCGTTACCAGCGTACTCGCTGTCCTTGGTGTAGGCGCGGTACAAGATGTAGTCGGCCAAGACGTTACCGTAGATGTCAGGCAAGCTGATATTACCCGTTACAGCGCTGTATACAGCCCCATCAGCGGGCTCCGCGATGTCAGTTGGGTAGGCAGAGTACACAATCTCTACAGAAGCGCCTGTAGAGGCTGCTGGTGGGTATACGTAGAACACCTTGGGGTCACGAGCATCGTACATGTAGTGCAGAATCTCAGTCACGCCTGTCAGGTTGTACCAGTTGGGGCTCTGCGTGTCCAAGATGTTACGCACGGTCATGCGAACAGAACGCTTTGTACCAGCGGTATTACGAATCACATCGATGAGTTTGGAGCCGTTAGTAGGAACAGCTTGTTTCGCCCCAGCAACTAGAGCCACAGTGGCATTAGTCACCATCGAGTCAGGGCGGTACAAGACCACTTCACGCTGACCATCATTGAGGTAACGAACAAGTTCAGCCACTGGCCAACGCACAGACGTGTTGTCCTGCATTGTCTCAACGACACGACGGATGATTGATTGTGCTGCAATGGTCATGATTTACCTCAAGCGAAAGGACGATAGCGAACACGCATCGAGCCACGGACTGACCCGTAGTTTCCTTCAATGCGAGCAGAATTAATTTGGCGTGCTACAGAGTCCATTAACTGCTGGGCTCGAGCAAAGTTTGTAAAGGGTTGATCGGGAATCTGCATCGCACGGGCGATCGCGCCAGAGGCAACTGCATCACTCCATGTGTTAAACAGGTCGTCGTCCAGCTGAGTCGCAGTGATCGCAGGACGTAAAGTGACGGCCACCACAACGGTGTACTTGCCATCAGGTGGAGGGGACAGCATCAGTGTAAAGACGTTGTCAGTGCGGTCAGTGTAGAAGCCGCGTGGCTTTGCTTGCGCTGTTGGCAGATCGTTGCGAATGGCTTCGAACATGCCGGGGGAGAGTTCTCTACCGTCAACAGCAACACTCATCACACGATCGATCTCGTGGTTTGCTGTAGGCGGGTCTAAGTCATACTGGGTTACACCAGCGACAGTTTTGAATGAATCGAGGTTCTGGCGCAGAACTAACGAAGACTCAGCAAAGTCAATCGCAGAACTGACCAAAACCTGATTCACCAAAGGCTCCGAGCAGCCGGGTAAATACGGCAAGATTCTGGAATAAAA